TTGTCTCTTACATGGGAGGTAAAAAACAAATACAAGCCCAGCAAGATATTAACTCTCAAAACATTGAAGAAGCCCGCCGCGTAATGCAACAACAGCGCGAATGGGCTCTTTCTGATTGGGATAAAGTAAACTCTTATAATTCTCCTCAACAACAAATGCAACGTTATCTCGATGCTGGTCTTAATCCTAATCTTATTTATGGCAACGCCGCTAATTCTCCCGCCGCTATGGTTAAAAGCCCTACACAAGCCGCTGGACGCGCCGAAGCCTCTGGAATTCTCGAAGGTATAGGAACTATATCACAAGGTTTTGCTGGCGCTGCTCAGCAAGCCATGAACATGTATTTTGCTAACAAACAATTAGAAAATGATACCAACTTAAAAAATGCTCAGATTATTAATCTTTCTGCTCAATCAGATAAAACTAATCTAGACGCAAAATTAACAAAGGAACGTTGGGACGAGCTCGTTATGCAGCCTATGTTTAATCGACTAGAAAAGCAGGCGTCAATAAGTTTAAAAGACCAACAAAGATTTGGTCTACCTTCTGGTAAATTAGCCCAAGACAGGTATAAAAAGGGTACTGAATCTATAGAAGAAAATATTAAATATATCAAAGAAAAATCTCATCTAGCTAATCAAGAGGGAAAATTAAAACAATCTGATATAGATACTATGGAAAGGTTATCCGCCTCTCCTGCTGGTATCAAAATGATTATGGAACTATTAAGAATGATTCTTAAATAATATGAGAAAACGTAACAAATCGCGCCGCCGTTCTAGGAGCCGCCGCGCAAAAATTTCAAAAACCTACACAGTTAAAAGAGGAGGCGTTAGATTATGAGTAATGCCTTATTTAACACAGTACAAATGCGCAAGCCTGCGCGTTCAACATTTGACCTTACCCACGACGTCAAATTCTCTACAAAATTCGGCAAACTTACACCGATTTGTAGTTTCGATTTACTCCCTTCTGACTCTATTAATATTGGTTGCGATGCTCTTGTTAAGCTAGCACCAATATTAGCACCTATTATGCACCGCGTTGACTTTACGCAGCATTATTTTGCTGTCCCAAATCGTATTATGTGGGAAAATTGGGAAAAATTTATTGCTAACGAAAAAGACGAAAATGGCGACGAGTATATACAACCTTATGTATTTATTAATCCTGAAACAGAAGAAAATGTCCTTAAAATATGCGATTATTTAGGAATTTCTATCCCCGGCAACATTGGGCAAAATGCCTCTGAAAAAGTTCTTGCTTATCCTTTTAAAGCCTTTTTGATGATTTACAATGAGTATTATCGTGACCAAAATCTCATTCAAGAAATTGAATGGGAACTTATTGATGGTGACAATACCACTCAATTTGAAATTATATTTGCAAATGATTTCTTCCGCGCTTGGGAACATGACTATTTTACAAGCTGCTTACCATTTGCCCAAAAAGGTTCTGCCGTTGATTTACCACTAGGCAATGTTCAGTTATCAACTGACCTAAACGCAAGTAACAAACCATTTTTTCAAAATGATGACGGTTCTCTTGTTCTTGCTGGTGCCCTCTCTCAGCAACAAAATCCAACTTCTGAGATAAACGTCCAAAATAACCCCACTGAACCCGCTTATTTAAATCCAAATGGTTCTCTCGTTGTTGGCGCAACGACAATTAACGACCTTAGAAGAGCTTATAGATTACAGGAATGGCTCGAACGCAATGCACGTGGGGGAACTCGTTATTTTGAGCTTATATACTCCCATTTTGACCAAAAAAGCCCTGATTCTCGTTTGCAACGTCCTGAGTACATTACAGGTATTAAATCACCTGTTATTGTGTCCGAAGTCCTAAACACTTCAGGTCCTACTGAATATTTCGATTCAGAAACAAATCAAGCTGTACAAACTGGAGAAGCTCAAGGTTCTCGCGCTGGTCTTGCAACTGGTATGCACCAGGGCAAATTAGGCTATTACAAAGCCCAGGAACATTCTTGGGTAATTGGTATATTTTCTATTATGCCTAAAACTGCTTATCAACAAGGTATTCACAGAATGTTTACTCGCGAATCATTTCTTGATTATGCATGGCCGACCTTTGCGCAATTAGGTGAACAAGAAGTTAAAACCCGCGAAATATACGGTTATACTGACGATAGCGATGTCTTATTTGGTTATATTCCTAGATACGCCGAGTATAAATTTATGAATTCTCGCGTGGCTGGCGACTTCCGTACCTCTTTAAAATATTGGCACTTAGGCCGAATTTTTGCTAATCCTCCTGCTTTAAATCAAGATTTTATAGAATGTCGCCCTGCGGATGTTTCACGTATTTTCGCCGTTGAAGATACTGCAGTCGATAATGTATGGTGTCATATCCTTCATAAAATACGCGCAAAACGCCCATTACCATTCTTTGGTACTCCAACTATTTAAAAACCTTTAAAACAGCCCCGCAAGGGGCTTTTATTATGCCACAATGTATAAACCAACAATTCTTCAACGAAACACTAGTCCCATGCGGCAAGTGCATGTATTGCCGCAAAAAACGAGTATCCGCGTGGTCAGCGCGATTAATGAACAAAGAAAAAAACAGCGACTTTGCTTTTTTTGTTACTCTCACTTACGCGCCCGAACACCTTATGTTTTGTATAAATGGTCGGCCGTCACTATACCCCAATCATCTTACAATATTTTGGAAATCTTTGCGCAAAGATTTCCCCGCAAAATCAATCTCTTATTACATATGCGGGGAATATGGGTCCAACAGACAACGCCCGCACTATCACGCAATTATATTTTTCAATCATCATGAAATCACTCCGACATACGCTTTCCAAAAGCTACACGAACACTGGAAATTTGGAGATATCCACGTGGGTAATGTTAATTCTGAGTCTGTTGCCTATACTCTTAAGTATATATCCAAAAAACCAAGTGTCCCCCAATATTATGGAGACACCCGAACAAAAGAGTTTTCTCGAATGTCAAAAAAACTTGGTGCCGATTACCTCACCCCAAACATGGTGCAATGGCACAAATCTGACCTCACACAACGCGCTTATATTCCACTTGGTGGAAATGACCGCGCCCCTTTGCCTCGATACTATAAAGACAAAATTTATACAAAAGAGGACAAAGAAATAATTCTTCAACATATGAAGGAAAAAATCGAAGCTCGCACCGCTGGCAAAACACTTGAACTACGGAAAATATCAGATAAAATAATAAACACCTGAGTTAAAAAACTTAATAGTAAAGAGTACGCAGCGGACTCCCTTTAGCCTATTGTTTTAGAAACATCGTCTAATGACAATGTCTACCCAATAGAGCCCCAAAGGGGCAAAACCAAATTAAATTTGCAAATCTCAAAAATTATTATTTAACTTTGACCTATGTCAACAATAGCAACACACTTAAGGTTGCGCGAATGGAATCCGCGTCCCTTATCAAAAAAATCTTTGGTCATTCCTGACCAAACTCTATCTCTTAAAACTATGGTTCAAAAGTACGTCCGCGGCTTACCAATAGCCGCCCCGCAATTAAATGGAATTGCAACCGAAGATGAACTAGCTATCGACTTCTCAAAGCTCGATTTAGCTGAACAAGAGGAAATCATAAACAACGCAGCAGACGAACTTAAAATGTTCGATGATGCTAAGACACAACTCGAGGCCGAAAAGCGCGCCAAAGCGCTTGAAAAGGCCGAAAAAGAGCGACTTGAACTCGAGGAGCTCAGGAAACTGAAAGATTCCCAAAAGCAGTAATTCTACTTGATATATTACTGCTAATCGACCTAACCCTTATAAATACTGAGCAAAACAAGTGAGTAAAATTAGGAGGACAAACGAAGTGACGAACGACGATAAAAACGAACGCGCAAGCGAAGCAAAAAAGGGTAGGTCTAAACATTTTTTTAAACCTAAAAAATGCAAAAAACAAAATCACTTGTACGCTCTACATATAGACGACAAAGGAAAGCCAAGTGTTGGCTTTCCAAAAACCACACAATTAAAACTAATTCTTTAATATCACGCAAAAAACTTTATGAGTACTTTAATAATTAACGAAAATCTAGAGAATCCGCAACAGGTTCTCCCTACAAGCTATGTACTATGGCTCACAATGCGTTCTCGATTTATCGATGAACTTGGTAAAACTGATACCGAAATATTGAACCTTTGGTCAAATTTCGAAAACGAACAATTGTCTTTATTAGAAAAGGAGGTACCAAATGTCATTTGACCCTATGTTACTAATTGGAGCTAGTGGTGCTGGCTTTGGCCCTCTTGTCTCTTACATGGGAGGTAAAAAACAAATACAAGCCCAGCAAGATATTAACTCTCAAAACATTGAAGAAGCCCGCCGCGTAATGCAACAACAGCGCGAATGGGCTCTTTCTGATTGGGA